AATGTAATACCTACCTCCGCTTCCTTGATTACTGTAAAGAGTGTACCGCCCCCGCCGCCCGCCTAGGATTTTTGGTGTCTCATGACTCCACTATGTAAATGCGGCAGGAAGGCCAATTTAAAGGGCATAAGTAAGAAGGGGACTAAAGAGTATAGGTCCAACTGTCTAACATGCCGTAGAGAGGCTAGGAAGGCTAAGAAAGGGCACTGTGAAAGATGCCTCATAGTTCCATTAGATAAGAAGCTATTAGATGTAGATCATATCGACGGGAACAGATCAAATAATCACATTAATAACCTACAGACCCTATGCAAATCTTGCCATAGGATTAAAACTAAAGAATACGGAGATTACAAGAATCGTGAAAACTTGCGCCAAATGTCTAATTCCTAAAGAGACAACAGAATACTTAAAATCAAAAATTAATACAGATGGGTTAACAAGCTACTGTAAGCCTTGCCAGAGTGCCTATTACAAGGCCTACAATGCCTCTAGGAAGGCCGCACAGCCCGATTTGATACCTCAGTCTAAGACATGCCTTGATTGTGGCTTAGATAAGCCTATAAGCCAATTTGGCAAAAGGTCAGTATCTTTAGATAAACATCAAACTTATTGCAAGCCCTGCTGGAGAATTAGAGTGAATATTGCTACAAGAAAGGCTAGAAGTGCCAAGAAAACCCAGAACTGATTTAGGAACAAAGAGAAGTAAATACTCTGCAAATCTAGATACAAGCGGAAAGACGGGAAAAGAAAATGTAGCCCTTAAATCCTTTTGGTGTAGTCATAAGATGGAAGATGTAATCCAAATGTCGACAAAAGAACTAGATGAAGCTATAAATACTTGGATAGAGAAATATGAGGTCAAGCAGATTAAAAGAAATAGATCATGGTGGTATCCAACTTTAGGTGGTCTTACCTTGCATGAAGTTAGAAACAAAAGAACTGACATTGACAAAGGATGGCACTTATAATATACTAAAGATTACGAGTTGCCAAACTACGTAAAACATATACTCCTGTATATAGAATCAAGCTCAACAGCCCGCTAGCTGTTGGGCTTTTTTCTTTTATGATGTATACTTAACATAGAATGCAAGGACGGAAGAACTAGTGGATCCAAGAGACTTTATCAGCACAGGCACAGGAGAATACAAACTGTATCCCTATGCCAAAGACTTATTCTATAGACCAGATGGAATACTAGTCATGACCATTGAGATGTTTAATGAGACAGATACCCAAGAATTTAGCTTTAGCTTTAAAGCGAGTCCTCAAATGAGAAGATTCCTTGATAGAACTATAGGAGATGAGGCGGAATGACTCAAAAGACTAACAGTAGAATACTAATAGATACCAATAAACATGGGATAAGAAGAGAGACAGATCTTGCTAAATTAGCAGAGAAAGCTAAGAAAAGAAAAGCATGGGAATCTAAGCCAAGGAAAAGAAAGTTATCCACAGATGAGTAAAGTTATCCACAGATATTATAGTATTAGTATATTAAGATCCAGGAACGCCTCCGTAAATGGGCGAATATATATAAAAATAGGAGTTTAACATGGGATATCCAGTATTTACAGATGAACAAATAACGGAATTTATAGAAACGGCTAATGAAATGGGCATAGGTCCAGCTATGAGATATTTGGGCTATCCTAAGTCATATCATACAGCTAAGAAGTTCTATGTACAGAGAAATATAGATATGCCTACAGCCAACACCTTGGCTGTTATGGCCAAGCAATTGGACATATTCTATACAGATAAAGAGAAAGTATTGGCGGCACAGGCAGTAATAGATAGAACAGTAGAAGCACTATATGAAGATACCCTTGTATCAGATGATATATCTAAACTATCAAATGCTCTACATAAGGCTATACAAACGATTAATCTAATAGAAGGTAAATCTACCAATATTAATGAGAATCGTTCCAAAGATGGCACAGATCTAGCAATCGTAGATATGCTTAATGAGGCCAAGATAAGGAATGAATCTATTAAGAATACACTAAAGGTTGTTAATTGATATATCTATATGTCGACAATTGCTATCAAATGTTATCAAATCGTTATAATTCTATGAGGCAGACCACCCGAAATAAAATTGACATTTTATATTTAAAATGCGCTACTGTAAATAAATTTGGACAGTAAAAATGGATACTATGTTAAAATACGATAACATTAATCCAGAATTGATGAAATATGCGGAAGGCAGACGAGAGCTTACTAAATATGATCCAATGTTATTCGCTTTGACTTATTTGCCACATCATTTGAAGAATATGGAAGATGAGCTCACACTTTCGGAATTTCACTGGGATCTTGCTGAATATGGAAAAACATGGATCCATAAGCCAACTGCTCCAAAACAGAATAGAGATGCATTTATTGCACCTAGAGAATGTGGCAAGTCTACATGGATCTTCTTAATACTTCCTATGTGGGCCGCCGCCCATGGTCACATTAAATTTGTGGCTGCTTTTTCAGACGCTGCTTCTCAAGCTGAGACGCACTTACTCACTTTCAAGAATGAATTGGAAACTAATGAATATCTTAAAGAAGACTATCCAGAGCTATGCACACCTAAGATTGTCGGTTCAACTGGGCGTTCCCTTGCGGCAAACGCTTGGCGTATTATTCAGGCAAATGATTTTATCTTCGACGCTAATGGTATTGATACTAACTCACTGGGTAAGAAGGTATTTGGCCAACGCCCTGACCTCATTATTCTTGATGATATCGAAAAAGGTGAAAAGAACTACTCCGAATACCAAGCAGGACAGCAGCGTAGAACAGTATTTGACGACATTGCACCAATGAACATTTATGCCCGCATGATTATTGTGGGTACCACCACTATGCCTAATTCTATGATGGATGAGTTCAGAAAGTACTCTGAAGGCCAGCGTGAGAAGGCACTGGAGTGGATTTCAGACCAGAATGTATCTGTCCACTACTATCCAGCCATAATGACAACTGAAGATGGCTCAGAACGCTCCGTATGGCCTGAGAAGTGGCCTATGGACTGGCTCCAAAGCCAGAGACACCTAAGAGATTTTGCCAAGAACTACATGAATAAACCAGTTAACCTTGATGGTAATTTCTGGACTTATGAGGATGTAATCATTGGTGAGAGCGAATACGGCAATACAATTATCTCAATTGATCCAGCGGTAACAAAGAATAAGGTTTCTGACTATACAGGAATAGCTGTATTGAGCAGAGGAGAAGATGGATATATCTATGTAAGAGATGCATTTCAATTAAAGGTGTCTCCATCTGAGTTAGCAGAAAGAGTTTCTGCATTGGTTGATAATTATAATCCTGGTATTATATATGTAGAAACAAACCAAGGCGGAGATTTGTGGCAAGATGTATTTAAAGATATACCAGTACGCTACAAATCAATTAGACAATCACTATCAAAGCAGGTTCGTGCAGGAAAAGCTTTAAACTTCTATCAGCAAGGAAAAGTTAGACACACTAATCATTTCCCAGTGCTAGAAGAACAAATGTGGTCTTTCCCAAAGGTAAGCCACGATGACGTACTGGACGCAGTAGTGTCAGGAATCCTATACTTTTTGGATAATAGTACTCCAAAAGTATTTGTAAAACAATTAAACTACTTAAGGAGATAAAATGTCAGACATTAAATTAGCTTTAGACCAGATCATCAACAAAAGAGATCGATATATGGTTGCAGAGGCATATTACGAAGGCGCAAATGATGAAGTATTTACTCATCAGCGTTGGTACAGACTATTTAGAAACGAACAATCAAGATTCTCAGGAGTTACACCATTTAGGTTTAACTTTAGCAAGACTGTAGTAGATGCAGTACACAATCGTCTAGAAATTGAGTATGTTGACACAACAAGCCCAGCAGGAGACGCTTACATTAACAGAATCTGGGAACAGACAGATTTAAGACTAGATATCAATGAAATTCATCGCAATGCACTTGTTTATGGTGATTGCTACGCAATTGTGTGGCCAGATATGGACGGGAATCTAGCAATAGATTACAACTCACCTATGACTACTACACTTGTTTATGACCAGGAGAACCCACGCATTAAGTCATTTGCAACAAAGATGTGGCAGATTACAGATGCTGCTAATCGTAAAGTTATTAAGATCAACATGTATTACAAGGATAGAATTGAGAAGTATGAAGGTCTAGGTGAACTTGACTCTCTAAATGGACTTCCAAATCTTACTTTAGTTGAAACTGTGGTCAATCCTTGGAATGAAATTCCAGTTTTCCACTTCAGAACAAATAAGCCATACGGAAGACCAGAACATGCAGATGCATTTGGTCCTCAAGATGCCATAAACAAGCTGATATCAACTCACATGATGACAGTGGACTACCAAGGTGCTCCACAGCGTTATGCATTGTCAAATGGTGGAACATCAAATGAATTTGATGACTTCTCAGAAGATGATACAGCAAGAGAGAACATTGGAGCACTTCAGAATGGTCCAGGTTGGACAATTCCCAGCAGCAGATCCATCAACATTTACAAATCCTGTAAATGAGTTTGTTTCTGACATGGCTGCAATTACTTCAACTCCAGTTCACTACTTCTCAAGCACAACATATCTTCCATCAGGACAGGCTTTGCGTGTAGCAGAAGCACCACTATTCAAGAAGGTTCTTAACCGCCAGCTTGCATTAGGTTCAACATGGAGAGACCTATTTAAGTTCATGCTTAAGGTCGAAGGCATCATTGCTGATGTTGATATTGACTGGAAGTCACCTGAGTCAATCGATTCATTAGATCAATGGGATATTGCAGTTCGCAAGAAGTCAGTCGGAGTTCCTTTGGAACAGATCCTTCTTGAGCTTGGATATGACCCAGAAATTGCAAGAATTATTGCTGATGAAGCAATTGCCAACACTCCAGCAGCA